TCCGTAGAGTCACCTCCGACTTTGCGAGTGTCGTCAAAGGAGAGACATCATGGAAACCGAAGATCAGGAAAACACCAGTATGAAGGATCTGCGAGATGCAGCCGAACGGGGACGTAAGGCTTCGCAGGAACTTGATGCAATGAAACGTGAGATGGCGTTTCTTAAAGCAGGTGTTGATTTGGAGAACAAGGCTGGTCAACTATTAATGAAAGCCTACGATGGGGATCTGGAACCAGAACTCATTAGGGCTGAGGCTGAGGAACTAGGTGCCATTACTGGTGCTGCTCCTACTCCAGTTGCAGAAGCACAAGAAATTGATACTTCTACTGCTGAGAGACAGGCTCTTGTTCAAGATAGTGTGGCCCCTGAAGCAACAACTGAGAGTCCTTATGACAGAGGGCATAGAGAATTCCAAGACATGCTCAATGATGGTCGTCCTAAAGAGGATGCCGCTGCGAGATTTGTCCATACAGTTCTTGAAGCCGCCGGTCAAGGGGACGATAGGGTTATCAACAGGTAATGGCGTTATACGCATATAGGTGCTCTGATTGCCTTCATGAATATGAAACACGTCAGAGTATGCGAGATGAGGCACACATAGATTGCCCTGAATGTAACGAACCTACATTACGTAGGATTATGTTCGGGAATGTGACTCCATCTTCTACACCTAGTCGTATGAATTCGGTACCTCCTCGTAGGCAAGAGCCTTCGTGGGAAAAAGGTAAAGCCGGAGAGTACAGATCTGATGGTAGTTTTGCCCCATATCTCAGACCTGATGATGGGACAACCATGGGTGTCAAAGAGTTTGCCGATAATCGTGGTAAGTACGAGAAGAAACTACGGGAAGTTCGGGCTGGTAAGTTCTAGCCCAGAGTTCATTATCCATTTAGTTTCACTTTAAAGGAGTGTTAAACCATGTCTTATGCAGGCAAGGTGACAACCTACGACCTTACCGTTGGTGAGAAAATTGATATTGATGAGTTAATTTACCTCATCTCTCCAGTTGACTCACCGATGATTAATGGTATCGCTTCTGACGGTAAGCAAATTCTTGCTTCGTCTGGTTGCACCGAAACAACTTTCAAGTGGATGGACGAGGAGATTCTTCTCCCTCGTGCAGCCGCTGACGCAGTTAATTCAAGCACTGGTACAAGCGTAACAACTGTATCTGTTTCTGCTGCTGACTCCTACAAATTCCAAGTTGGTGACCTTGTTACCGTCATGGATGAAGGCGCAGCACAGCACAACGCTGTTCTTAGAATTACTGCTATCAACAACACAA